TCTCTATCGAAATAAAGTAAAAACAAATAGACTTACTCAAAGGCAAGCGGTAAATATTCCGCTTATGAAAGAGACTATTAAGACTCTTCTTTCTAAGATTGATGAACCTTCTGAGATTGAATGGAAAGAACTTTCCGGCGATGAACAAAAACAACTCTACTACCAAGAAGTATGGAACGATCAATCAAAAACAAATAAATTTGACTTGATTGATATTTTAGATAAGAAGAATGTTTTACTTTATGGAATTTCTACAAGAAAATTAAATATCAGTAAAGAAGGTGTTACTGTGTCGGTTCTTGATCCGTATGATATTGCTTTCGATCCTCTTATGACTGCGTGGGATTTAGAATCCGCGCGTTTTATTATTTTGACAAATATTTTCCGCAGTGTAAAAGAAATCATTACTGATGACAGATATACTAAAGAAGGAAGAGATCAACTAAAAATTTGGTCTATGTCTTCACCCGGTATAGTTCAGAGTGAAGAGAATAAAAAAATACTTGAGAAAAAAATGGAAAGAGCAAAAGACATGGGAATATCAAGTTCTGAATTTCCTCTTTTCGCTGGCGGAGATACTATTGTAAATTTAACCGAACACTATACAAATACATGGGATGTTGATAAAAAGAAATTTGTCAAGAGAGTTGTTACTTATGCAGACGATAGTATAGAACTTCTAGATGAATCTCTTGAAGAATTAATTGGCGTAGACTTCTGGCCGTTTGTTTCTTGGAGTGAAGATCCAGAAACAAATGATATTTATCCTGATTCTGTTGCTGATTTAATTCGTGTGCCTAATAAAGTTATAAATGTTTGGTTTTCTCAACTTATCGAAAACCGCACCTTAAAGAATTTTCAAATGCACTGGTATTCTCCTATTCAAGGATATTCTCCACAAACTTACACACCTGGTCCCGGAGTTATGCTCCCTGCCCCCCCAGGAGACGATATAAACAAAGTAATCAAGCCTGTGGCAATAGATGGCCTTGATGATACTCTTACGGCTATTACTGCTCTTACAAATATAGTAGAAAGAGGAAGTGGCGCAACTGCTTTAGAAAAAGGAACAGCAGAAGAAGGAGAACAAACTCTTGGTGAAATTAAAATACTTGTCGGAAAAGCAGGAGATCGAACGAATGCTATGTCGAAGTTTTATATAATGGCAGCCTATGAACTCGCTTGGAAATGGGATAAATTAATGCACGCAAATGCACCAAAGATAATTAAACTCTTTAAGGTTGGTGGGAATGGAATAGCTTTTCCTAAAAAAGTATTTAAAAGTGATTGGGTTTCGGAAGTCGGCTATGAACCAATCGTGCGCTCATCTTCAGAACAAGAACTAGAACAGACGAAGAGTATACAAAGATTTATGTTTATTCTTCAGCAATTCCCTAATAATCCTGCTCTTAAAAAGATAGCTCAAAAGAGAATGCTTAAAGTAGTTGATCTTTCTCCGGAAGAACTTCGTGAAGTAGAAGAAGGAGAAAAAACCATAGAAAATAAACCAGAAGAAGCTCCGGCTTCTCAACCTGATGAAAATCTTATTTCGGAAGTTAAGAATCAAATGACACAATTACAATGAATCCAAATGATGTATTAAAATTTGCCAAAGATGCTTTAGCGAAAGCTCTTGAAGAAAAAAAATTAAGTCAAGATATGATAAAAAATCTTGGCCCGGCAATTCTTGATGCTCTTAAGCCAAGCTTAGAGGCCATGGCTTCTAACTCTAAATTAAGTAGAGAAGAACTTCTTAAGGCAATCACTGGTATTGAAGTTCCGCAGGCTGAAGTCAAAGTAACAATTCCAGAAATCAAAATTCCTACCCCGGAAGTAACTGTAAATGTGCCCGAGATAAAAATACCAGACTTTAAAGAAATAAAACTTCCTATAATTAAAGTTCCAAAGCCGGAAGTTATTGTAAACTTTGATGCTTCAAGAATAAAAATCCCTGAGCTAAATATGCCTGATCAAATGGATATTAAGGGGTGGGTAAGATTAATGGGATATGATAAAGGATTTCTCACTGATCCTTTTCCAGTTCAAATAAGAGATGCAAATGGAAAACCAGTAAGTTTTGGAGGAAATACCACTGTTTTAGGAGGAAGTAGTGGAGGAGGTGGAAAATCTGACTTCTTTACTATAAAAGGATTTAGTCAATCGGCTTTTGCTGAAATAACGAATCCAGACGGAAGATTAAAAGTTGAACTACCTACTGGAAGTTCAGGATTGACCGATACAGAACTTCGAGCATCACACCTTGATGTTCAACAAGTTTCTGGTGCAATAGATAGTGTATATGTTACTGGATTTGGTGCTAGTGTTGGTGCTTCGATATTGGATTCTGCTGGAAATCAATATTCAGGAAGCAATCCAGTGCCTATCAAAGTAATTTCTGGTGCTTTAACTTCTGTTGTAGTTGTTGGAGATACTCTCCATGATGTCGCAGACGATGGAGGAGCTCCGCAAAAGGTAGGAGGTATAGCAATGGCTACTAATCCTTCTAAAGTCGCTGGTGGTGATCGTGTGTCTTTCCGAGGAGATTTAATTGGCCGACAACTTACTCGACCAGTTCAAGTTAGAGAACTAATGAAGACTGCTTATGCTTCTATTTCTTCTGGCACAGAAGCAACACTTCTAGCAGGCGTGGCAGGAGCTTATCTTGATCTTATTTATGTAATGGGCGCTAATAATTCAGATGTAGCAGTTGTTGTAGATATAAGATCTGTAACTGGTGGAAATATTTTAATGAGTGTAACAATTCCGGCTAATGGAACTGCTGGTGTATCTCTTCCAGTTCCATACCCTCAAGATGCTACTGGTAATAACTGGACTGCCGATATACCCGACATCACCGGCACCACAGTTTATTTATCAGCATTGTTTAGTCAAGAAGTATAATATGGCACTTTCAACTAAAATGGGTTCGTTTAATACTGGAACAGGAACAAGCGACATAGTCGTAAGTGATGTTGGATTTACCCCAAAGGCAATAATATTTTATTGGTCAGGAACTACTACTGCTGGAGACGAAGAAGGTAGTGCTACTATAAATATGGGTGTTGGTTTTACAGTAGGTGTAGGTGATAGTATAAATCTTGGTTATCGTGATTTGGATAATGCTTCTTCTACTAGAACAGGAATGTATAATGGTGTTGGTGCTTCCGTTTTATCTGAATTAGGAGAGGGTCCAGCACACTTCCTTACTGGTTCAGCTAGTTTAAAAAGTTTTGATTCTGGTGCAGGATTTACCATACAAATTGATAATGCTTTTGTTGGAAGTAGGAGGATTCAATATATAGCATTAGGAGGAGATAGCTTATTAGCAGAAATTGTAACGTTTACTGATGCTTTAGGAACTGGAAGTTTAGACGTTGCAACTAGCTTTGACCCGACAGGGATAATAGTGTTACCTTCAAATTGGGGTAGTTCGGGAGGTAGTGGTGGATTACCTTGGGGTCTGGGTTTTAGTGATGGCACAAATACTGTTGTTACTAGGATGTCGGGACAAAACGCCGTAGCCGCAGAAAATGTTTTTAGATACGGATATGGTGGTGGAGATTTATGGGCTATCGGTAATGGCTATAATACCTTTAACATTAGAGGTTCTTTAACAAGTTTTGGAACAAATAAATTTACAGTAAATGTTTTGTCAAAAGTTGTTGGTGCTAGATATATGCACACTTTAGTATTAGGAGGAATAGATGTTAAAGTTGGAGATTTTACTACATTCACAGATACTAGTAACCACAGCATTACAGGAACAGGATTTACCCCTGATGTTGTTTTGTTTAATTCTCACGGAACAACAGAAAGCACAGTTAATACTTTACAAGACGGCACAGAATATTCCTTTGGAGGTGCAATTAGTTCCACAGAAAGAGCTGCAATAGCAGGTTCTAGTGTAGATGGAGCAGACCCAACGGAAGTGTATAGAGCTACTGAAGAAGACCAGATTTATATTCACCCAGACTTATCAGATAGCCACGATGGGTTAATGGACTTAGTAAGTATGGATTCGGACGGCTTTACCGTTGTTATGGATGATGCAGACCCATCAGCTAATTTTATAGGATGGATGGCTCTTGGAGAGGTCGGAGGAGATGAAGTTACTCCTCCTCAGCCTAATTTATTATTAATGGGTGCAGGATAACTTGACAAGAATATTTTATGAGAATATACTTATATTATAAATTTCCTAACCTATAACAACGGGCGGACTTTAAAAAAGTTTCGCTTTATTTTTATGTCTATACTAGATTTATTTTTAAAAAAGAAAGGAGTGAAAAGTCCTACCGATTTAGATAATTCTCCTAACTCAGACGGATCTCCCACAGAGAGAGAAACTTTTGAAAATTGGCGCAAGATTTTATCAAAAGACGAATTATCCTTAGAGGATGTAAAAACATTTTTACAAGGTCAGGTAGGAATTATTGAGATGAGATGGAAAGATCTAACTTTACCAAATGAAAAAAAGGCCGAATTGATTCCTTATCACACAGTATATAAAACCCTTGAGCAAGCCATAGGCGCTCCAAAGGCCGAAAGGGAACAATTAGAAACCCACCTTAATAATTTAATAAAATAATTATGAAAGAAAAAAGAGATGACATGGGAAGACAGTTTATAGCAATGCACGATACTCGTGGAGCTTTAGTTTCTGCTTCAGCTTCTTTATCTACCGGCTCTCCTTCTACTTTAATTGCCGGCGATGCTGATTATTTTTTAGATATTGTTGAACTAACTTTGGCAAATAATTCTACTGTCGCCGTTGGAGTTGATCTAGAAAATGATGGATCAACAATTCGCCATATAGAAATTCCTGCTAATGATACAAAACAATTTCACTTTGATGCTCCTCTGAAACAATATACAAAAGAAATTCCTTGGACTGTCGATATACCTGACATTACCGGAACAACAGTTAATATTGATGCTACTTTAATAAAGCAAAAATAGGTCGTTATTATTAAAATGAATTTATTTAATTTATTTACAATGAAAAAGAAAAAGAAAGAAATCAAACCAGTGGAAGAAGTTCCACAGGAGAAGACTGAGAAAGAAACACTCTTAGAGCTTCTCAAAACGCTTCAGGATCTCGGTATTAATAGCATAGGAGATCTTGAAGTTCGCATTAGTCGTTTATAAGTTTAATGACCTCGGCAATGTCGTTAATAGGCCGGAATTGTTATGGAAGCAGTAGTCGTTAATCCACTAAAAGAAGATGGCACTCCGAAGACTCCGGAGGAAATTACGTCAAGAGAGGAAAGATAAGGGACTTCCCCCTCAAGAGCCAGGTTCTAAAACTGAATCCGCTTTACTTCTCAAATCCTTACAGGAAGAGAGAGAAAAGCGAAGAGAAGCCGAAAGGATCTCTGAAGAAAAGCATGAAAGAATCACATTACTAGAAGAAACCCTTGCTTCACCTGATGTTACCCCAGACGAAGCGAAAGCATTACGAGGAGAGGTAGACACTTTAAAGACTGAAATTACAGGGATAAGAAGTGAACTCTTGAAGAAGGATATTCTAATTGCACACCCTATATTGAAGGAAAAATGGGAGGACTTTGAAAAATTTCGCTCCGATCCTGAAAATAAAGGAATGCCGTTAGCTACATCCGCCAAAGCTTTCCTAGTTGAGAACGGATTACTCGATGTTCCACGAAAAGGTCTTGAACAACCCACTGGTGGCCCTAGGGAAATTCCTACCTCGACTTTGAGTCTAGAGGAAATAAAGGATTTACGAGAAAACGATTTCAAAAAGTATACAGATTTACTTGAGAAAGGTTTAATCAATCCTTAGTCGCTCGTGAAGCACTTTGCAAACTTGAAAAATATATGAACTTGACAAATTTTGGAGAACAGTTTGCCTCTAAAGTCCTTGGAAGGACTTACCAAAAAGCTGTATACAAGGCTATCACAAACCGAGATTACGAAGGCGAAATTAAGAAACCTGGGGATCGTGTAAACATCCTTTCTTTCTTGAACGCTGGTGAACTTGGGGATTATGCTGTGGGAGTTGATATGGAAACGATGCAGTTAATAGATGCCGAAGATCAGCTTATAGTGGAGAAGAGGAAATATTACAATATTTCTTTGGATAAATTAGAGGATTTGTTTACCTATGTTGATGACATTCCTGAATCATTGGTTGAACAGCAATCAATGGCTCTTGAGAAAGTTACTGATGCCTATATACTCGATAAGGCTGCTCAAGAGGTAAAGGTAGGAAACTGGATTGGAACTGACTTCTTTATTGCTGGCGGTGCTTCTGGCACATCAGCATCTATTGTAACCACTGCAACAGGTGGAACAATAACAGTCGGATCAACCGGTGTCGCAACAATAGAGACTTCTGTTGGTGCAGTAGAAAATCCTCGAGATGGTAATACATACTTCGCAGGATTTCAAGAAGCAGACCTTTACAAAGGTGTTCGTCTTGTTTCTACGGCAGCATTTGTTACTCCGTGGTATCGTATTTCTGGTGTTACTAGTTCCACAGTCGCTACTCTTACAGAGTGGGATGAGGCAACAGGTGGTCCAGATTTCGAGGAAGGTTACTCACTTCGCGGTCTATTCGGCGGTGATGGTATAAGCTTCCCTAAGTATGGAGATGGCAATGCAGCTTTGATCACCATGATGGGACTTGGTTGGGAATTTCAGGCAGCAATACCGACTTCGGTTACTGCTTCGACTATTTACGATCAGGTTACACTTCTTAACGAGGCTCTTGATAATAATGAAGTTCCTGAGGAATCGAGACACATAACAGTGCCTCCAACCTTAGTAACTCAACTTCGTCAATCAGCCGAGTTACAACCATCTGGTATTGTAGAAATTTACAGTGGAACAGTTATACAAGGAAAAGTCATGAGAATTGGCTCCCTTGATGTTCACAGTGCAGCAGGTTCCCGAGTTTCAACTCGTGCTGGCCATAGTCCTGGTTCCGGTGTCGCTAACGATGTTGTTCTCACTGCTCCTACTGTCGGCTATCAGGTTCCAGTTAATCACATAGGCTTTATGACCTATGCAGATAAGTGGAGTGAAAGTCGTGTAGTTTCTGCCGAAAACCAATTTGCTAAAAAGTATCAAGGCCTCTACCTCTTCGGAGCGAAAGTGCCACGATACCGAAGGAAATACGCATCGTTGCTGTATGGATCCTTCTAGTCTATTGGAATTACTTGTTCAGTAATTCGTCTGGGGCATTAGCCTTGCGGAAAATGCCCCAACGCAAGGAGATGAATTATTTAATTACACAAAATAATATGATCACTACATTGTTTAGATGGTATTTCAAGTTGCTCAATAAAGGACCCAACGATATGGAGATGGTCCGATATTGGAAGAAAAAAGAAGGAGTCCAGGCTAAGGTTACTAAAGCCGTAGATGGAAGCACAATAATGATTATGGATGGGGAAAAATATCCATTCCCTACTTTTCCGCGCGGTCAGATACTCTTCGGCCACCTTTCTAAGATTAAACACGAAATAAAGAATCAAGTATTTAATGAGAGTTGGAGAAAACTAGAAGAGGGACAAAGTGGGCCTCGAATAGTAAAAGATATAAAACATACATTATTCAATGTAATAGCTCCCCTAGCCGAACAATCTAAGTATGATATGCTTCCTCCTTCAGCTATGACTCCTTCTGTTAGAGAAATACATCGCGCTTGGACTAAAGTTTCTCCACATACTTATCCACTTAGAGATTATCTTTGTTTTACTCTTCAAGAAGATGACTCTTATAGATTTAGAGTTCAATGGCTTTTCCAATGGTTTAGTTGGTTAATGAAATTAAATCCTGTTAAAAGCTTCAAATATGCCCTAGAAATGCTTGAACACGGAGAAGTGGTAGGAGATATGAAAGAACGAATAAGATTGCTTCGTAGAGTGCTTTTACTTGCTTTAGAGGATAAGAGTATAAGAGATCAGTTCAATGCTCTTTTCCGAGAAATAAAGTGGTCGAAAGTAAAACTTACAAAGGGAGATAAATACCATTTTAGAGGTAAATACTTTAAAGTGGATTATAAATATATAGAATACTAATGGAAAATCCACTGAATCAAAATGAAGTAAATCCTGATGGTCCTAGAGAACCGAATCCAGCAGATTTTCCTAACAAGTTTGAAACACTTTGGGGACATATTGAAACTAGAGATGCAGTTCCGACTTATGTTCCAAAAAAGATTTCAGAACAGATAGTAATGGTAACTGGTGCGCTCACTTCCTTGTATGTTTATGATTTTACAAATAATGTTTGGAGAAACTTTTAATGCCTAGAATACTAAAAGATAGAATAGTTTGGGATCAAGAAGACTTTTTAGCTGGATTGCAGTTACAACAGGGAAATCTCTCTCCTTTAACTGTGGGTGGAAGAGGAGCTTCTTTTTCTAGAAATGTTGATCCTTATAGAAAACTTGGCGCTATTGTTCCAGGTTATTTACCAGTAGATGTAACTAATGTTGATGAAGTTACCTCTATGATAGTTGCTGGCGATAATGATTATTCTGGTGCTACTCCCTATGCTTATTTAGGGGGAGGCGCCTTATTACATAGGCTTAATTTAGCCACTGATACACTTTCAAATTCTGCTCCCTGGCCTCATACTGTTTCTTCTTCTATAACAATCGGAGAAGATTTAAATGATGTTGTTGTATTTAATATTGGCTCTAGCACTTTTGCTATGTATTCTTACCAAGGAACTACAAATGGTCAGCTAGGAGCTTATGATATTTCTTCTGGCGCTTTAAATGTGTTTTATGATGATTATTCTTCTACTAGTTTTTCTCCTAACTATATATTTACTAAGTCAGATCCCCATCCTTTGATACTTGGAGATGATGGATTATTATATGCTGGAAATGGAAATGTTTTAGCTCAAATCAATGGAGCATCTAGTCCGGGAACTGTTATTGAAAAGCTTACATTTCCAACAGGATCAGTGATTAAATCTTTTTCAAAAATTCCTGGCTATCTTGTTATTTTTGCTCAGCGAGCTAATGGAACCTCTAGTGCTACTTACCGAGGAAGTGCCACAGCTTATTTTTGGAATTTTGCTTCTCAAAACTTTAATTTTGCTTATGATCTTTCTGATAACATTGTTTCAGGAGGATTTAGTTGGAATGGAATACCAGGATGCTTTACTTATGGAAGAGTAGCCGGCGGAAGATTTATTTCTACAAAATTAAAACTCTTTAATGGTTCATATTTTGAACAAGTTTTAGATTATCCTAGTAACCCCCCTGGAAACGGAAGTGTAGAAATATCAAATGGAATGATACAATGGACCTATGTTCAAGAAGGTTCTTCAATTTTAGCTTCTTATGGTTCTCCATGGAAAGGAAAAACTCCCAATGCTTTTAATAAAATAGGGGAACCAAGAGGAGTTACTCAAAGTTTATTTAAATCAGGTTTATGTAAAAATTTTTCTGGCATTAAACTTTATATATCTTCAGGAGTAACTACAACAGGAGGATTGCAAACCTTTGGTGGTGATTATGGTCCTCTGCAATCAGAAGGAAGTAGGTGGGATGGACTTTATGCTGAACCACTCTTTCCTCGGGGAATGGTAGGAAAGATAGATGCTATAAAAGTTCATTTTAGGGGCCCGGCCACGGCCGGCAGAACTCTTGCTCTCCTTCTAGATTTTAATTATGGCGATGTTACCACAGCCACAGTATTTACCGCCCTAGGAACATTAAGTGCCATTCAAACAATAAAGGAATATGAAAAAGATAGCTCCCAAAACGAATTTCCTTTTTTTCACTCTTTGTCTCCTAGATTCACATGGAATAGTGGAACAGGAACAGATAAAACAGATGCCCCGGCAGTTCATAAAATAGAGGTCTTTTATAAGATGGTTAAATTTAATCAACCAACAGTATGATAGAACAAGAAATAAAAACTCAAATATTAGTTAGAGGTGGATGGTCTACGACTGTTACTATTTCTGAGGCTAATCTCAATACTCTTGTAGATCGAGCTCATAAATCTTGCGCAAGTTATCACAAATGGCCAGATACAGAAGGGAAATCCTCTACAACTTTCGCTTCTCTAGTAACGGATGAAGATGGAATGCTTACAGGAGTATACCCAGAAGGATGGAAAACGGACTCAATTCGCCGACTTAGTATAGGTGGAAAAGTTGTGGATAAAAAAGAATACTATAAATTCAGGAAATTTCTCGAAGATAATTCCTCAGATACTTCAAGAATTTATTCTGATTATTTCCGCCAGTATTACATAAATCCCAACATAGATCTCTCTGGAACTGTAACAGCATGGGGTCAATACACTCCGGCAACCATGGATGGTGAAACCAGTCTTTCAGTTTTCGATGGTGGTAATACAGAAGGAGATGAGGCTATAATAGAGTTATCTATGTCTTATGTTCATCAAAGACTAGGAGAATTAAAAGAATCGCAAGTTCGTGTTCAGAATGCTAAAACTATCTTAGAAGAACTTTATAAGAGAATCGGAGACGAACAATATCAGTATGAGTCCCCTAAAAATGATGGAATGTTTAAAAGGTTTGATGTATTAGGTGGAGGGTTTAACGAAGATATTAATAGAGAAAATAGATTTTAAATATTATGGCATTTTTTAAAAAAGGAACAACAATAGTAGACGAAGGAGGAAATATAGTCGATCAAAAAAAAGCTTTAGCTTCAGTTAATTTTAGTTTGGATGCTATACCAGATTTTCCAACTCAGCCAGTCGCTCCGGTGGCGCCTGTCGCGCCAGTTCCTCCGGTGGCGCCAGTTCCTCCGGTAGCTCCCCCTGTGGCTCCCACTCCCCCTGTGGTGCCAACAGCACCAGTGCCACCTACTACTAATCTTTCTGTGGGGGCTAGAGGACCAGAAGTTAGTCAAGCTCAAACACTTCTTGGAGTAAATACCGATGGAATATTCGGACCAAAGACGGAAGCAGCCGTTAAAGCATTTCAAGCATCCAATGGACTTGTAGTTGATGGAATAATAGGTCCTCAAACACAAATTGCACTTCAAAGGAAAGAAAAAACTCCTGCACCTGAGAATATAGTTCCTGAACCTTCAACCACAGAAACCGAACCAGGAGCCCAAGCGGAAGAAGAAATTGCTCCGGGTATTACTTCAACTGGAAATCCACAAATTGATTCACTTATTAAATTATTAAACAATCAAAGTCCACAGAAATCTTTCTCGGATGTTTATTCAGAGGTTTATTCTTCTCTCGGACTTGATACTATAAAAGAAGATTATGCAAACCAAGTAGAAGCTTTCTCTGATTTACAGAATGAAAAGAATGATATTAAAGATGAAATAAATAACAATCCTTGGCTTTCAGAAAGCTTAAGAAGAAATAAACTCTCTGCTCTTGATGCAAAATTTGAAGGCAGAGAAAATGTTTTAACTAACAAACTTAGACTTCTAGAATCCAATATATCTTCCGGGAGCTCAGAAGCTCGCTTTGTAGCCGGACAAATTTTAGATCAACTTGGCCAAACTTCTAAACTCAATGAAGATATTATTTTCAAGGCAATAGACATAGCAGAGAAAGAAGCAGTAGCAAGTAGATCTACCACTGGATTGCCTACAAGTTATAAAGAATGGCAGTTAGCCGGAAGCCAGGGAACTTATGCAAGCTGGTTACAAAAGAAGTCTACTCCTACTCCTAAAAAAGTGGATAATGTAAAAGTATTCGGTGATTTTCTTAAAACTGGCACAGACTTAGACGGAAATAGTTTTGGTAATCCAAGGGGAAAGGATGGGTATGCAGATCCCGAGGTGTATATAATGGCATTTGAAAATTGGCCTGGAACGACTGCTGAATTTCTTTCTAAGTTCCCGGTTAAAAAGAATATTAATCCGGATTCTTTTGGTTTACTTCCTGAAGCTATAAGACCAGGAACTTCTTCTTCTTCTCTTTCCGATGAAGATTTTATAGAACTTTTAAATAAGTAAACTAAAAATTTATGCCAACCAATATCTTTCAAAACTTATTTCAAAAAACGAAGTCAATAAATGTGGATTCAATTTTAGATAGATTGTCTGCCTCTCTTTCGCCTCCTGCTATAAGCTCTGAGTCTATTGCAGAGAAAATTACTCCATCCTTTGATAAAAAGCCCGAAGGACTTACTTTAACTGTGGCTCAAAAAGCACCAGAAGCCATAGTAAAAGGTGCTGGTTCTTTTATTAAAAGTCAATCTGAGAGAAGAAGTAAACAGACCATAGGACAGCAAGCTATAACGGAGCTTGTCGAACAGCCGGCTAAAATAGCAAAAGCCATTACTGTGGACTTTCCTAGACTTATAGTTGGAGGTCTTTCTTCTGCCGGGAAAACTGTATTAGAAGCTGCTTACACATCTAAATTTTCTCCCTTTAAAAAAGTATCTCAATCCTTCGGTCTAGATACAAGCAAAGAAGCTATACGGAAAGATTTAAGTCAGCCTAAACTTGAAAAAACATTATTCAAATTTGAAACAGAGTCTTGGCAAACAATAAAAGAAAGTATAGATAATTTTGTAGAAAAAAGCCCTGTGTCTACTCCTTGGGAAAAGAGAAATTTAGGAACTACCCTCGCCGTAGCTGGATTTTTTGCTGATGCTTATTTACCCGGTGGAAAAGGTAAACTGACCTCAAAAATTCTCAAAGAGCTCGTAGAGGCTACAACAGACGATTTAGCAAAGGTAACAATGATAAGGTATGGACTACCAGACGAGCTCGCTGAGCGTGCAGCTAAAAATGTAGCTCAGGCTCAAACAGCTAATGAAGTAGAAACAGCCATAAAAGGAGAAGTAGCTGGTTTTATAAAAACAGCCGAGCAAACTAGTGCCCTTCCAGGCTTTTCCGAAGCACTTAGTCGCGCACCGGTCTTAAATCTTTCCACTAGAAAGGTGGAAAAAGTAAGTGAATTAATCCCTAAAGACCTAGAACCCCTAGCAATAGAAGCTAGAAAGTTTAATACTGCGGAGGAGTTTATCAAGGCACAACCGAAAGTGTTTCATGGAACAAATCAAGACTTTGATATTTTCACATTAGGGGGAGATGTTAGTTCAACTAAAATGGGGAGTGCAAAAGAGGGGATATTCTTTACTTCTAGTAAACAAGAAGCTGGTGCATATTCTAGGTTAGCTGATAAAAACTTAGTGGCTAATGAGGGTGCTTTTAATAAAAAGGTTGAATTACTAACAAAGCAACAAGAATCTGCTGAAAAGTTAGCACAACGAACACAAAAACAATCTGATTGGGATAAATCTTTTAAACTTACAGATGAACTAGAAAAGTTTTATTTTGATAATGTTAGAGATAATCCTATTTCTAATGCTAAAGTATTAGATGTTACCTTAGACATAAAGAATCCACTTATAGTAGAAGTAGGTGGAAGTATAAATTCTGGCAGAGTTCAAGAAATAATTAAAAAAGCAAAAGCAAAAGGACATGATTCTGTAATACTAAAAAATGTTTCAGATAATCCTGAAGGAACAAAAGCATTTAGGTCTGACCATACAATAGTATTTGACCAAAAAAACATCAAAACCAAATCCCAACTAATAGACATATACAATAAAACAGTAGATAAAGGCACTGTGAAAGCCGTAGAAGGCGCCGTAGAGCGCGCTAAGGCTGGTGTAGACTTCGGTCCTAGAGCTCAAAAACCTCAACTTTCTCTCTTAGCAGGGGCAAAAGAAACGGCTAGAGAAAAAATAATTCGTCAGGCTAAAGAAATAACTCCGAAGACACTCGATAATTTAGCAAAAAAAATAAGAAGCAAAAATCTTACTAAAGAAAGTCTAGAGCAAATTAAGGCTGAAATAGAAATAGCGGAAGAAATTATAGAAGATATGCCCGGCAAGGCTCTAATTAAATTTCAATCACGCGGAAGATTTGAGGATTTTAAAAACCCTGAACTAGCCAAGACTCCGGCCCAGGCACAGAAAATAAGAGATAGAAATGCAAAAATCACTAGAGGCGCCGAAGTTGCCTTTGATGGAACTAAATATGCTGATCGCCATGATAATCCCGATGCTATAAGAGATGCCATAGAAGAATATGTTTCTCTCAGAGATCGTCTAAAAATAGTAAAAGAATCCAGAAAAGATGTAAGAGGTGAATTGTCTGCTATACAAAAAGGAGAAAAGTTAATGGAGTTAGCAAAAGGAAAAAGAAGGGCCGTTTTCCGAAATATTCGTGAAGCCTTTAATTTAACTGATAGTGAATTGGCGAAAGTTAGAGGTGGTAGAGATATTATGGCTATGTCTCAAGAAGAGTTTGGTAATTTTCTTAAAGTCGCTGAAAAACTCGCTAAACAAATATCTAAAAAAAGTGAAGCTAGGGTTCAATTAGAATCTGTTATTTTTGAAAAAGAGTTAGATATTGAACCCCTAAGACAAGCAATGAAACTTCCAAAGATAACCAATATGACAATTAGACAATTAGAAGACTTTGAAAAAGTTTTAGAACCCTATATGGTTGGTGATGTATTCCTTTCAAAAAGAAAATTACAAACAATAGAAAGAACTGAGCTTGCCGAAATAAAAACTTATAGAGAGGCTAGGGAAATACTGGCCAAAAAACTAGGAATAAAACCTGAGGAATTAAATAATATCAAAATTTCTGAATTTGATCGCTTCAAGGGAGAATCGGCTTTAGCCGAGAAAGATCCTTTCTTTAGAATGATGGTAGAAGAGACTGCTAAATTAAGGCTTATTCGTGAAGCTGAGTTTTTAGAAATAGAAAAGAAACTTAATTCTTTAGCAAGTAAACTCAAAACCACAGTCGGCCAGAAATTAATTCCTCAGCAAAAAAATATACGAGAATGGTTTGAAACTAATGGTAAGATTGCTACTCCACTTTCGGCAGAAGAATCGGCCTTGGTTGGATTTATGCAAGATGAATGGATAAAAGCTCGCGACTATCTTATAAAAGTCCAGGCCATGAAAAAAGGAAGAAAGTCTGAAAACTATTTCACTCATGTTCGCCGAGGTATTTTAGAGGCAGTAAAAGAAGATGGAGTTGTAAAGGCCACCAAAGAAGTTTTTGGTCAGTATGCTCTTGATGAGCAAGCTTTTAACATCCTTGATACTCGCACCGGGCAAGTTCTTGCTCTCGATAAATTCTTCCAGTTTGCCATGCACAGAAGCGGAGATCTAAAACCTACTGAAAATATAGTAGAAGCTTTTCGAGTCTACATGAAAACATTTAAGAAAAAACAAGCGCTCGATGAAATAGTTCCCCTTATAGATGTTTATGCACATGCCTTAACCCCGAAAGGAGTTACAAAAGAGGGACTTCTTCTTCATGGAAATTTAGTTAGATTTACAAAAGAATGGCTTAATACTCAGAAAGGTAGAAGAATAACTTTAGTAGCCAAGCAAGGAGGGAAAATTGATTGGGGTTTGCGTGCCGGAAGAACATTTTCAACTCTTCTAGATCTTGGACTCAATATTACTGTAACAACAGTAACTCAAGTAGGAGAACAAGCCATTCAATATCAACTTCTTGGCCGAAATAAATTTATGTTAGCAAAAGCTCGCGCTCTTACTCCTAAAGGTAAAAGAATAACAGCAAAGTATAGAAATCTCATCGGAAAAAATCCTTGGAGTCAGTTGATCGAACCTATGAGAAGTATAGGAGATAGATTAAACGAATCCATCTTCGTTGCCTTTCGTGATGCGAATGTTCGCCGAAATAGAAATGTTCTCCTAGGTTCCTTAACAAAAGAAGAATGGGCTTCTGAAACACTCTCTAATGAACGATTAGCACAATTAAAGATTTCTACCGGCCGATATGGAGTTATGGATGGTGCAGGATCTATTATAGGAGCAACTCCTGAAGCAGGGCTTTTTATTCAATTTAAGACATGGGCCTTACCGATTGTCGGTGCTCAAATGAGAAATGCTACTTATTTAAGTAAATTTTTATTATCTAGGGGCGCTAAAGAAGGAGCGAGAGGTAAAAGAGCCCTACTTGAGACATATAGAATGCTCGAACTTGGAGCTTTTGTTACTATTATAGGATATTTAGTCCTTAATGAAGATGATGATTCCATGATTGGGAAGTTAAAACTACGAGCTTATCAAGAAGCCATGACTCTTTTTGGTGCATCTCCGGCGATTTCTGCGGTTCCAAGAATGATAACTTTCTTGAATGATATAGCGAAAAGTTTTGCTTCTATTATAAAATTAGAAAAATACAAGGTTACTAGTTTTGGAGAATTTGAAGCCGGAGATTTAAAAGGCACAAAGAAACTTCTTAAACTTCTAACCCCTAGAGCAATAAAACAATTTGATAAAGAACACGAAAAAACTTTGAACGACATTAAGGCTGAAATTAGACAAGATATAGAATCTGGCCATCTTTCTATTCCTGCCGGTAAAGAAAAATTTATAAATGAATTTAAAAAACTTGAGAGAGCCCAGAAGAAGAAAAGGTTTGCGCTTCCCCTTGATCAATATAAAAAAGATCTTAGGGAAAGAATAGAATCCGGAGAATTAACTGCTGGCGAGGCAAAGGAGGAATTTATTGAATACTCAGAAGACAATGTTGATTCCTTTGAAAGTCCTGATGAGGGTTCTTTTATAGATAAAGTTATTCTTCACGCCAAGGCAACCAAAACTGATCCAGTAACTACCTTTATCTTTCTTTTTCAAGGAGAAAAAATACGGAAAATAGAAAATGGCACAATAATAGTTGATAGAATACCCCTAGAAGAGTCGCAACAAATAAAAAGAGAGCGAGGTGCTACAAAGGAAATGATACTTGATCATACAGTTCCCTTGCAACTTGGTGGAGGCAATGGTAAAGATAATCTTAAGCTTGTTTCAGTAGAAGAATGGGAGGATTATACTCCTGTTGAAAATTATCTAGGAGATAAATTAAGAAGTGGTATAATAAACAAGAAGGAGGCACAGGATCTTATTTCTAAATTTAAAAGTGGGGAATTAGAAGCTAATCAAATTATAAAATGACAGAAGATTATTCAAAAAGAGAAATAGATATTTTTATGGAAGAAATAAAAGAAACTCTTTCAAGAATAGAAAAACAGACTGCAAAAACCAATGGCCGTGTTAGTAAGTTGGAGGTTTGGCGAGGATTTATCACCGGAGGGATGGCCATAATAAGTATTCTTCTGTTACCAATTTTATTTATAACAATTAGTAATTACATCACATGAAATTAAAACTATCATCACCCCTAAAGATTTTTAACATAACTCAAAAGTTCGGCAATATTAACGCTTCTCTTTATGGTCCCAAGGGGCATAATGGTT